GGAATGGATAAATTATTAAGGCCTATGAGGATTCAGAAATTTTCCCCACCAAAAGAGAATGATTGGTTTATAGCATCGACTGGTGGTCCAAACGGTTCGCCTGCGTATTTAAAGTGATTATCAGACGGCATTGCTGTTTGCAATGACGAACAACTATACTCTAACTTGATAAGAATGTCTTCCCTTGTCAATATACCATTTGTATCCAAACTCTTGATACAAATCCAAGAATGTAAAACTAAATATCTTCACAATCTTCCTGATGTTATTGCTAGTAGAATCGAATTCCTTCAAGACCGCGCTGGTAAAACACGTGTGGTTGCACTCGCCGATGTCTTCACTCAAACAGCAATGAAGCCAATCTTCAACCATTTCACAAGGATCTTAAAACGAATTCCTCAGGACGTCTCTTTCGATGAAGCGGCTGGACTTGCATATGCTCGGTCAAAAATATCCCGACATACTAAAGTTTGGTCGTTTGATCTTAAGAACGCTACTGATAGACTACCTCAACAAATTATAATCGAGGCAGTTGAACCCATCCTAGGACCAGAATTAACAAGGTTGTGAATGGAGGTCATGGTAAATAGGTCTTTCCGAGTTATAACTAAGAACAAATATTGAGACGGTGTCAAGATGGATGTTAAAACGGTAACATCTTTTATAAAGTACCGCGCAGGGATCCCAATGGGGTTCCTGTCTTGTTTTCATGCGGGTTTGGCTTGGACACATCATATGATTATCCGTAGCATTGCCGTGAATAAGGGGATCCGTCATTTCGAGGAATATCTTGTTCGAGGTGATGACGTTTTAATATGGAACGAGGTTGTAGCGAGAGAATACCAACATGTTATGACTTTCCACTTAGGTATGGAAATTTCGTGGCACAAGACTTTGGTGGGAAAGGATTGTTGAGAATTCGCTAAATCTATTAATGCCCGAGGGCAAGCGATAGGACCAGTTACTTATGAACTGTTGAACAAGGCACGAATCTATCCTGGTTTTCTTCCTACTGTTTTGAGAGATCTGAAATTAAGGTATAACTTTACCGCGGCCAAGCTTCACAAATTGTTAAAGATTCTACCCCCTAAGAAAAAGCGAGATGGTTTCTTAATTTTAACATGTGGAGCAGTCGCCCGTGTGGAGCATCGTTACCAAGGTTTTGATTTTGATAAAACTATATGAAGTAATTTAAAAGAGGATGACCTTCGCCTTCTGGAGAAGGATCTATACCTCACCCCATTACTAGACCTTGGGCTCGTCGATAAAAAGACGATCCTCAGTTGGTACTTTTATCTTTTTAATAAATCTACAGTATTAAAAGACGTGAAGAACAAACCTGGAATTCCGTATAATTATTTTCTTTCAAATAATCCTACAATACAGGTAAGTAAAAATATTCTAAAGAAATTATGAGTTTGAGTAGGTGCCAGTTCGCCAGAAGATGCGCTACAGTCCATATATTGAAATATATTATCTTTCGACGAGTCTAGTTCATGATCCATCCGAGATGCGGTCTCTACCATCTTACCAGGATATGTCAGAATGACTGATCCCAGGAAGAAGAAATTTAAAAAGCTGGAAGAGGTCTTACGCGCCTTCGGTGCTACCATTGTTAGAATCGGAAAGAAACGGAAAGTTGGTCTAAACAACATCGATAAGTTATCTAGTGAACTTACTATATTGATAAAATAAGACGGAGATGCCTCTATGAGGCTAGGTTGTCCCCCATAAGTACAACTGAAGCAAAGTCGAG